CAAGGAATTACTGTCATGAACCAACCCAAACCACGCCTCGAGCTCGTTCGCGAGCACTTTGTGCACTACGGCACACCCGGTTTCACGCTGCCGATTTCGCTCGCGCCGACCCTGATGCTCTCAGGGCTCGACAAACAGACGATGGCTAGTGTGATGGGTTTGTCGGTTCGTGAGATCACTGCCCTCGCGCTGTGGTCGAAGGAGGTCCTGGTGTCGCGCGCCAGGGAACAGGGGCTCGTCCATCCGGAGTGGACACCCAGGTTCGACAACGTGCGCGGGGCGCTTCGTGCGCTCGAAGGAGAGATGAGGCGGCCACTCACGTGGCTGTATTCGCAACACGAGATGGACGAGCGCAAACACGTGCTGTTCATCCTGTCCGTCATGAAAAGGACTCACCATGTACAAGCTGATCATTGTTCCTGAAGGCTCCGTCCTCCCCGAGGATTTGGCTCATCTGTTCACGCCACACGCTGACATCATCGAGAAGATCTTTGCCGCCAAGGACAAAGAGATCATCGTTGCCGTCAACGTGCGTGAGTTGCAGATGATCGTTGAATACCGCGATCTCTTCGACCTCGAGGTCCGCGCCATCATTGGTCTCACCGGAGCGATGTACAACACGGTTTGGTCGACGTACATCTCAACCATGAAGCGACTGACCGTCGACAACCTGCGTGTGGAGATGCGCGAAGGCAACGACGTCGCTGCTCGCCGTGGCTCGGATGACATCGTGCAGTCCTCGAAGGCCGCACGGACACTACGTGCCGTGCCGCCCCCCCCGTTGATGTCACCTACCGATGAGGAAAGTGACTTCGGGGCAGATGGAGCCTCCTGATGTCTGATCACAACTACGTCTTCGATCGAGCGCGCTACGATAAGTGGCGCCCTGTTGTCGAGACTGTTGGTTGTAAGCGCCGTCTGAAGTCGAAACGTCATAATCGTGGACTTCAGATTTACCCCGGGATCTTCTCCGATTCTCCGGAGTTCCTTCGAGCCATGGAAGAAATTCCTGCCAAGCTCGAGAAGGTGCTGAAGATCGAGCAGCATGAGGACGGGACGGTTGGATCAAACGCCGTTTCCGATGACTTCTATTCGCTGCTGACAGTCGCCGGGCATGGCATGAATCCCATCTCCGTGCCGCCCGTGTCCAATCGAGTCATCCGTGAGGGACTCGGATTGAAGGACTCGTTTCAGAAGCCGCGGCACCGCCGCATCTTCGACGAGCTCGCCAAACAGATGTTCGCTCGCTCGGCTCCCGCGAAGGTGTCGATACGACGCGAGGCGTCGACTGGCAATCCGGACTACGTCAATGACGTGCCGAAGAAGAAACGCGAGCTGCGTCACGCACTCACGAATCTTGAGCATGTACTCGAGCTCATTGATAAAGGGGATCTCCTCTCCCTTTTCATCGAGTACAACTTAACCATCATCCACACCACCGGGGAACGCACTCAAGCTGACTCGACGGTGCTCGGAAGAGATGGCAGCCGCACGTCTAAACCGCGTGAGGTCAATGACGAGGAGGCAGCCCGTTCAGGGTTGATCGCTGGTAACCGCTATCCGGCTGATAAGCGAGTGTTTCTCGAAGGTCGGGAGATCACGGGTCACTTTGCCGGGCGGCGACGCACCGTGTACGGAACGTCCTTTGTCGTGAATTACATCACGGCAACGTTCTGTTCGGCCTGGCGCGCAGTCTACCTCGATGACTTTGCTTTCACCTGGAAGCATCGTGCACCGGAGCAGATTGCCGACAAGATGAGGCGGTACAAGTTCATTGTCGGATCGGACGTGAAGCAGTTCGACCAGACCGTCCCGTCTTTCCTGATCAATGCGTTGATGGACGAACTCGAAAAGTACGTCGATAGGCGCGTTGTGAAGATGATTCGACTGATGTTCAAGGCCCCGTACATTGTTCCCTATCCGTGGGCTGC